AAGAAGCAGTGTCGTATTTTCAAACAACGGGTCGGTCGCCCACTGCTGCTGAGATTGCAGCCGGGCAGCATCTTGCAACGTCCATATACCTTGATACTGGGGCATTATTTACTCCGTTGGTTCTTCCACCACAGGCGCGACAAACGCACCGTTCGTATACGTATCGCCAATCGCAGCGTACTTGCCACGGAAGCTGCCATTAAAGCTGGTCTGTACCCAGTTCGTATCTGCGCCATATAACGACTTACAGAACTCGACACCCTTTTGCTCGGACTCGACAGTTGAGACGTTAATGAAGCCTTCGTCGGTCGTTACAATCTTTTGTGTGAGCAGCTCGTTGTTGTTGATAACGATGACTTGTACTACGACGTTGTTTTCATCTAATTGAGCGAAATGTGCCATGACTAACCTCAGAATGTAATCGAACCAGAACCAGTGAACCGGTATACCCAGAACCCGCCTGCTTGGTAAACCGTGGGTGAGCCTGTAGTAGATGCAGCCGGAGCAAAAATGTCGGGGTATCTTAGGATGACAATGCCGGAGCCGCCGGAGCCAGAAGGAGCACCAGAACCCGAAAAATCTCTAGTGCCTCCAGAGCCGCCGCCGGTATTTGCAGTCGCATTTAAAGAAGTGCCATCACCGCCTGCTCCCGCTGTGCCGCCACCAGCACCGCCAGCACCGCCAGTTCCTAAACTATTATCCCCACCACCCCCGCCGCCACCGGCGTAAGTTACGCTAACCCCAGAAATAGATGATGTAGCCCCCGCGCCCCCCGCGCCTGCGCCCGAAGTACTGCCATTACCGCCCGCAGCAGACGCCCCACCACCACCTGATCCTTGCCACTGAGAGCCACTAGTTGTTGGAGTTCCACCATTATTTCCTTGTGATGGGGATGTGGAAGGCGTGTTACCGGCACCACCAGCTTGAGCGCCAGCAGTAGTTTGCGCGCCTCCGCCACCACTTCCGCCGTTAGCACCACCAATAGCGTTTTCTTGAGAGCCTCCTCCGCCGCCGCCAGTTGATGTAATCGTACTGAATACGGAATTTGAACCGTTGTTTCCTTGCCCTCTTGTGGATTTTCCAGCGCCGCCCGCCCCAACAGTAACAGTGTATGTGACCCCCGCCGTAATGGACAAACCCGTGCCCGTTCTAAACCCACCAGCACCACCGCCTCCACCATGACCATTTCCACCAGAAGCACCACCAGCAACCACAAGGTAGTCAACAGCTCCCGTCTTAAAGACGTTAAAAGCCGCTGCGTTGTAAGACGCAGAGATAAATCCGCCGGGGTAGCGAAGACTCATGTCAGGATTTCAAACGACACAGTAAACGTCAGGGCACTTGCCGTGCCACTAAATGCCGCGACTGATTGGTTCTCCATGATGTACAGCGGTGTGGTCTTGTCCAGAATAATCAGCGTGGCGTTTGCCGGTACTGAAATCTGAAAAGCGGGGTATGTAATCACCGTTGCTGAACCAAACGTCGCGTTGTTGCCCACAGCAATCGTCGCTGTAGCCGCTGAACCGGTCGTGTTCGCCACCAAGATGGTATTGATTTTATGCACCGAGTTCACCGCCGGAGTTAACCCCGTCAGTGTGGTTGTGCCGTTGTACGTCCACGACGTTGTTGCCGTTGCCGCAGCAGAGGGAATAACGTATCCAGTCGTGCCGACAATACTGGATATGTTACTGATATTGGGGTTTGCCATAATTGCTCCTTAGATGCCAAAGACCATCGACATGACGATAGCTCTTCCTTCAGGCATAGCCATCGACGCCGGATACGTCACAAACACATCTTTGGTTCCGGCAGAAAAATTGACTAGCGCTCCAGCGTTGCTGGAAGATAGAACCGTATTTCTAGTTAAAGTGTTACCCGACGAGGTATATGTACCGATGCCCACTTCCCACTCAGAACCCGACTGCCCTGCAATCGTGTAATAGCAAGTGTTGGCGTTACCGATTGCGGCGCTAAATGTTTGAAACCCCGTCACCGCACCAGCTAACGTAACCGGCCCTGTGCTCGTCGTTGTCGTGGTCTCTTTGACCCTGTCTGCTTGAATAAGTGGCATGTCTCACCTATACCGTGTTAATTAGCACCCACTGTGCATCTTCGTCAGTATTAATCGGTTTCCACGACGAATCATAAACATCACCAGTTAGTCCCGTTGCCGATACGCCGGTTAGCGGGATAAACAAAGCAACTACTGGCGTAACCGTACCAACAGAAGCTGTTGCAGAAACCCTAGTTAAAGTTTCCCCACCAGTAATAACGCCGCCAGCTATACCGCTTGCAGACACCCCCGTCAACGGCAACGAGGTGTCGCGTCCCGGACTCACTATCTGTCCCGAAGCAGACACGCCTGTTAGAGCTTGGAATATCCCCGGTACTGCACCGACGTTACCAACAAAGCCTTGCGCTTGAACAGGGTTAAGACCGGTAGAGTTAGCGGTGGATACAAAACCTTCTTCACCTGTGGCGCCCACGCCGGTTAACGCGACTTCAGAAGTGGAAGATACGGCAACCGTGCCAGCTTGTCCTGATGCCGAAACACCAGTCAAACTAACAGTGGGGGTAAGCATGAAAGTACCAAGCTGCCCACTAGCCGATACACCTGTTAGCGCAACAGAAATATCGAAATCAACAACGCCGACGAACCCGTTCCCTGTAACGCCGGTTACTGCCGTAATTACTTCTGGCAACCCAACAACAGTACCTACTTGGCCGCTTGCAGAAACACCTGTCATTTCGACAGAAATGCCAGACGCCCCAATAACACTGCCAACAAGACCGTCTGCGGAAACACTAATCAGGGCTTTAACTTCACCCGGAACCGGAGTAACCGTGCCGCCAAACCCTTCCGCACTAACACCTGTAAGCGTTGCTCCACTTTCTGCTAATGGCACAACAGTGCCAAGTGCACCAGACGCTACAACACCTGTAATTGCCTGAAATGCGTCGTACCGTGGAACAACGGTATCAACATTCCCTGTAGCGGAAACCCCCGTAAGTGCGACGGTAGTAGCTGGGACATTAGCCCCATCAGTCGAACTATACGGCGCACCAGAGTAGGGGTAATTTCCGTACATGGAAGTTCATCAGGTCGTAACGAGGCGCAGCAGAGCAGTCGAAGTAGTATTCGACGGCATCGTCAAAGTAAAAGTGCCCGATGTCACTGTTTGTGCAGTAAACGTATGCACGCTAACTGCCTTGTTGCCCTGTGTGCTGTTGTAGATCAGAACGCAGTCAAATGACGCAAACGTCACAGGGCTACCCGATGTGCCGTATACAATCGACGCAGATGGAGTCCAGTAGCCGGTACCCGCAGTTGCCGAAGTATTGGTCGAAGTCGGTGGGTTAGCGTTAGTTACGTTTACACCGCCCGCCGTGTAGTTTGTGCTAGTCACTTCGCCGGTTGACGAATAAACCGTAGTCGCTGCATTGACCGTTGCAGAAGCCAGATACAACGCGGCCTTGTACGTATCAGCAGCACTTGTGCCACGAGTAGGTGCAGTACCGAAGTTGTGGGTTGCAGTCATCAGTTCGCCAAGGAACGATGTGCACATAGATTGGGTATTAGCCATTTATTGCTCCTTAAAAAGATGCGGCGACCGGTAGGCCGCTAACTGTGTATTTCTTTAACACCATATCAACCGAACGATGCACTAGTTCTTCATCTAACCAATACTCCACCCAGTTGATCGTCTCATTGTCGTTGTCGATGACGCCCGTCTTCTTTTCGAGAAGCGACTCATCCATTTCGCCTTTTGTGGTTTGAACAAGCATTTAGCCTCCTATGGAAAACGAATCAAAGCGGTTGTTGCGGTATTGGTCGGCATTGTGACGGTGTTATTCGCCGCCGTAAATATTTTGTCTGAACCAAAGTCCAGCACTGCTATAGACGCATTACCCCGCGTCACGTTATAAATTAACGCACCACGCGCAGTAAAATTTGCTCCCGGCCATGCCACGTTATTAAAGTTTACATAGACGGTATTAGTCTGGGTATCTACAGAGATCGTTGCACCAGTAACCGCTTGACCGCCTGCTGCGTAACCTGTTCCTGTAATTTCGTTGGTGGTAGCGTACGCAGTCGTAATCGGCCCTACATCAGCAAACGCCGTGTACAACGCCATCTTTAGCGTGTCGGTCGCCAAATTCTGCCCGGCTTGCAGCATCTGTTGTTTAAAGCTGTTTGTCAGACCTTGCTGGATCATGGGTTAACCTTAATCTTCGCTTGCCCGTCACGATAAGCATCACCACGCTCAAGACCCGTACCCAGACGATTGAGTTGACTTACGGCTTCTTTAAACTTGCCGTCGTATAGACCAATCAAATCCTGTTCACCTTTCAAGAAGGTGTACGCCTCAACCAATGTGCCATACAGCAGTACAGGCGAGTAATTATCCCCCAGCCATGTACGTCCGTTGCCAGCAATCGTGATTGACTCTGGGTAATAGTAGTAATGCAATTCAACAGAGTAAACATCATCCGGCGTTGGGCCAAGAATAAAACTCAACTCGTCTGTGATTATGGCGTTAGAAACTGTGGGGCCAAACAAAGCGTAATAGCGAGGCAGCCCTTCGTCCGTTGGACTTGGATACGCTGCACGAATGAAGTTCACATCCTTGTTTAGCAGGTACTCGTAGTTACCATTACCGTCAATTACCGCCATTGAGAAGACGGACAAAAAGTCGGTGGGGCAAGATAAGTACTGATTACCTTGCTGAATAAGTCCAGTGACGTTCTTACGCAGCGCGGGGATCTGAACGGTGTTGTAAATCCGTTCTTCTGCTTGCGTAATGAAAAGGTTGATCTGCTCCGTGCCGTCTGTTGTGGAGAGGCCAGTACCAGCGACATCCGTCCACGTATTTGTGGGGAAGTCGTTCTGTAGGTAGTCTTTAACAGCAAGGAACAGTTCGTTATACGTCACAGTTCACCTCAACCCATTGGGCCTCGTGCCATTACACCTTTAGTTGCCGCACCGGTACCGCGAATCTTGATGCCGGAAGTTTTGGGCTCCTTGTAGTTACCCTTGCTTGCACCGCCAACAGAGATGTTCATCTCATTCATGTACGCAGCCCCGCGCTTCTCGGGCACCTTCGCAGCTACTTTTTTACCGTCCATAGTATGTGGCTCCGCGTAGACGGCGGCTTGGCCTACTTCCTTGCCGCCCATTTTGTGTGAGTATTTAGCCATTACTTGCCGCCTTGGTTTTTAGAACGCGCCATGTTACGGCCAAGGCTTTTCAGCATGTCATTAGTGACACCGCCTTTTGCCATCTTCTTTGAGCCGTGCATGCGCTTCTCATGCGCTTTAACTTCTGCCTTGGCTACCTTCTTCATGTTGTCCATAATTACTCCTAGCTAATTGTTACACTGCCTATCTGTACGGGTGACGTTAAAGCATTCGGCGTTAATCCCACATCGTTTGATCTCGCCCCGCCGACGGGTGCCCAACCCCACTGAAACACCCGACTACCTTCTGCCGGGAAACCATCCGAATCCACCGTCGTGTTTGGTGTGCTCGTAATCTGTAACCCTGTCGTACCAGATTGGTAGTAACTCAAGTCCTTGCGCGGATCGCGCAGTGCCTGTGGGTCGTCCACCGGGTACATACCTAATTGTAACTGCGGCTGATCCGGGTCCCAACAGGTCGGACACACCAGCAAGTTGTACGTCTTGGTCTTTAAGACCTGCTTCTTCAACTCCTTCAGCTTGTACCGTTGCCCGCACCGATCACACTCGGCAATGGCATATTTACCAGAGGCAAACCTGTTTCCCATTACGCACCGCTGGCAATAAAGTACTGACGCGGCACAAACCGAACCGCCGCTTTATCCTGATCTTCTGCTGCCGCCGTATTCCACGCCTCGTCGTACTGTTCTTTCAAAATGCCCAAACGGTTCATGCCATCCGGCACTTTCAAAGCGATGTAGTACGCCAATCCTGCCACCAGACACGGCACAAACCTGAACGGCACGTCCATCGTCTTAGTCCCGCCCGCGCCTGCGTCCTGAATACGGCGCATGCGCCAGTACACCAGTTGGTAAGGCGTAGCGGAATCCGGTGTAGGCCAGACGGTGACAGACGGTTTCTGTACTGAATTGATTGCTGTGCCTGCGGTATACGATGCCGCAGTGGTGCCGTTTTGTCCACGTGCGCAATTCAACAGATACGCTGGATTGCCGTTGGCAGCAGGTTGTGTTTCGTTGTACGCAATAAGTTCTGTGCCAATCCGCACAAACCCGGCAAACGGCACGCCGACCAAGGAAGTCACGGGGATGGTTGTTGCCACTGCGGTTGTTGTTGCCTGAACTGTGCCTGCCAGCAAGTTCTCCCCGCCGGTCAGCCGCTGTATCCAAATCTGAATAGGACGGCCTTGAATCAGCTTGTTTGGGATTGTGGCGTAGGTTGAGACGCTAATACGCGTGATCGTCAAATCCGCTTGGTTACTAGGCTGGTTGGCATTAGTACGAATAACATGATCGAGCAGATCAACAGTATCGTCAGGAAGTGCATAAGTGGGCTGGCCTTGTACAAGATTGATGGCGTTTTGTTCAAACGTCCACATATTGACGCCTCGGTTTGCCCAATCAGCAAACAACAGATTCAACGACCGACGAGCCGTGCGTAAGTCATACCCGGTACGCATCTCTGATCCGGCGCGTTCAAACGCTTCCTCAACGATATCGTTCAGGTCAAGAGTAAAACTGGCTGTACCGGAAGTAGTCATTATCTAAATCTCGCGGTCTTCTGAGCTATGCGTTTTGGTTGCGCGACGAACTGCTTGCCACTCTTCTTCCCTGCCCGTTTTGCCTTCGTCGTGGCGGCATACTCGGCTGGGCTTAATGCTTTGATCGCCTTCTCCGGGAGATACCTCTCTCCCGTTTTGGACGACGGTTTTCCGCTCTTTGTCCGCCATTTCTGGTCTCCCCAGTTTTTAAGCGACTGTTGCGGGGCTTTCATCTCATCTTACCTCGTGTTTTACCGCGCTGGGCTATGCCGTCTGCACGGGATGATGCTGACTTCACAGCACCCCCCTTGTTCATTTTTTCTGCGTCTTTAAATCTAACAGCTTTGTTTTCTGGCACTTTGCTTCTGGGTACGCGCATGGTAACAGCCCCCTCGCCACCTTTCCATTCCCTGCCAAACTTACCAACTTTATCGCCGCTACTCCACCATTTCTCATCGCCCGCGCCGTATTTAGGTTTTGGGTTTCGCTCAAAATACCCAGATTTTTTTGCTGCTTCATATTCCGCTTGCGACATATTTCTGTACGCATGCGTAATATCTTTATCGCTGGTCGGCATACGGACTGGCGAACTTTTTAACCGCAACCCCTCTGACGTAACAACTTGGTTTCTAACATAAGGGCGCGTTGCCATTTCTGCGGTGCTTAATGCCCTTTTCCCCAACCCTAAACCAATTAAATCTTCTGGGCCTACAGGAGACGCTTCTAACGCTTGCTCACGCTCAAGTTGCCGACGGTATGCTGGGTCACGCATATCCCGTGATGGCATATCCATCACTGACCCCCCATCGTCAAATCTTTTGCGCTTTTTCACTTTAATCCCTGTACCCACCGCCAGCGGCTTTGTATTTCTTAGCCACTAACTGCGCTTTGCGGGCTGACCACTGACCAGCACCTGTGCCATGCGTTGCTGCGGCCTTTACCTGAGACACAATCCTCTTACGCAACCCGGGCTTGGTGTAATTACCAGCAGCATTGACCTTCCCACCTTCTTTGTACTGCGTGAAGTCGGTGTCATCCCGACGGGCTTTCTTCTTCCCGCCGGGCATCTTGGAAGGGCGAATTGCACCCATACCGCGTGAGGGCATCATGTCAGCAAGCCTTACCGCCGCCAGCCATCGTGATCATCTTGCCCTTGGTCTTACCACGCATAGCGCAACCATCAGCACGAGAGGAAGCGGAACCACCTTGCTTCATACCCATAGCTGGTTTTACATTAGTCATCGGCATTGGTTTACCGGGGGTAACTGGGCCACGAGGACCACCCATTGGCATTTTTGGCATTGGACGCATCTCAATTCTCCTATTAGCAATACTTCTTCGTTTTACCGCCACCAGCCATTTTGATCTGCTCTGCTTTAGTCTTGCCTTTGCGAGCAACGCCATCAGCCGACTTATGACCAGCAGCCAGACCGCCTTTTTTCATTTTGCCTTGCCCATCGGCAGCAAAGGAAGGGACCTTTTTGCCGTCTTTCATAACCATAGGCATACCACCATCAGCGTAGCCGCCCATAGCCATCTTTTTGACCTTGCCGCCCTTCTTCATGCCAGCTTCTTTCATCTCATGCTTGATCATGGACTTAGGAGCGCTCTTCTTTTTCATGAACGCAACCTCTTCCTTGACCTTCTTCATCGACTCTTTCATTTCACCGCCTCCTGATTTAGTGAACTCTTTCCCCACAGATTGCGGCACACCGGCCTTTTTAGCGAACGCAGGGTTGTGGGCAACTGCCTGCATAAACTTTTCCTGCTTCTTGGATACGGTAGGCATATCAGACCTTTATGATCCAACCCTTGCCGATGACAAGGCCGACAACAAAAAGGCCGATCCAGATCAGCGCTTTCTCGACGACAGTCTTTCCGACTTTCTTGTAGAACTCGGAAGACATCTCTTCAATCGCAATCTTTGCCGCTTCTTTGGCAATAGCCCGCTCGCGTTCGGTTAATTGAATATCGCTCATGTCAGCACTTCCACGCCCTTAAACTTTTGTTAATACGGCTATTCGGGTCGTTCGCGGTCTTGGCCGAAGTCAGCTTCTTCTTCATCCCTGACATCCGGGCACAGAATGACTTCTTCCTAGCCCCGCCTTCCGGCTGTGGGGCCTTCAGACCGGGCTTGCCCGGATTAGCTGCGTTATACGAGGCACGTCCTTTGGCGTTCAAGCCGCCTTTCTCGGACTTACCTTCCTTGCGCTGCCATGCCGGGGACTTAGCCATAGAACACCGTTGTGTGGAAGTTGGCGGGTAAGAACACACGTATACCGGTCTCAGCCAAAATACCTTCGCCGGGGAC